GTGCCGCCTACGATCCCTGTGGTGGAGGCGGAGGAGGAAGCCGTGCCTATGGCGGGCACGCCGTACATCGCGCGCCTCATGGAGGAGCTGAGCGCCGAGATCCGCAAGTTGTCCGGCGCCTCTGATGATACCGCGCAGGAGATCGTCCGCCTTTCGGAGCGCATCAAGGCGCTGGAGGACGAGCGCGAGAGGATGCAAATAATCTATCAGCTTCATTTCGTTTCCTCCTTCAAGGCGCTGGAGGACGAGCGCGAGAGGATGCTGGCAGATATCCGGCACCACTGTGATCGCGCTGATCACGCCGAGCACAAGCTCGATCAAATCAGGGAGGTGCTTAAAGATGGGCAACCGACTTAAGCAGTGCCGCACGGCGCGCGGGCTATCCCGCAAGCGCCTATCTCAGCTCTGCGGCGTGAGCACAACGGCGATCTACAAGGCGGAGAGCCGCCCGGACTACCTGCCGATGCCCACGACGCGAGCGCTGATCGCCGAAGCGCTGGAACTCAAGCAAACGAGCATCTGGCCGGCGCTCAAGGAGGTGCTTAAAGATGGGCAATCGGCTTAGGCAGATCCGGCAGGCGCGCGGGCTCACGTTAAAGCAGCTCGCGGAGCTATCCGGTGTAAGTGTGTCCACGATCCAGAGCGCAGAGATCAGGCAGTCGATGTTCAGCACTGCCACGATGGCGCGGATTAGCGCCGCGCTTGATCTCGATCCCGCCGAGATCAATCCAGATTGGGAGCGCGCGCAGGCGATCGAGCGTGAGCGGCAGGCAGAGCACTATAAGCAGCTGGAGGCGCTCATGCAGGATCGGCTGGATCGGCGTAGTGAGAGCTTCGCGCCAGTGCCGTGGCGCAAAATGACGGACGAGGAGCGGGCGCACCTGGACGCGCTCACAAACCCGCAATACAGGAGAGGAGGCGGCCATGGGAAACAAGGTTAAGGCGTACCGTCTGCAGCTCAAGCTCACACAGGAGCAGCTTGGGTGCAGGGTGGGGATCCACGGGGCATCGATAAGCAACATAGAGCGCGGCGATCACAGCCCATCGGCGGGCGTGCGCCGCCTGATCGCGGTAGCGCTGCAGATGCCGGTGGACGATGTTTTCCCGCCGCAGACAAAGGCCATCATGGACGAGCCGCCCAAGATCAAGCCGTGGACGCTCAAACCCGGCGACCGTGTTACAGTGGCAAGGCCGGACAAAAAGTGGACGGACATCGATGGCACGATCCTGCGCAAGGCGCGACGGGACTGCGGCACGGTGCTGGAGGTGTACCCGTTTGTAGCGCTGGTGCAGATGGATAAGGGCTACAGGGAGTGTTGGACGCGGCAGGACGTTGCCGACGAGAGGCTGCGATACGTAGCCCAAGAGTGAGGAGCAAAATAATGGCAAGTTTGTACGAGCTGACTGATCAGTACCGCGATCTCGCGGAGCTGGTGGACGATGACGACATCGATTACGAGGAGTTTTGCGAGGCGATCGCGCAGCTGGAGGACGACATCGAGAGCAAGGTGGCCAATTACTGCAAGCTGATCCGCAACCTTCAGGGTGAGGCGGACGTGCTCAAGGCGGAGGCTGATCGTCTCACTGCGCGCAAGCGCAGCAGGGAGCACGCTGTACAGCAGCTCAAGGATGCGCTCGGCGTCGCACTTGATGCGCAGGGCAAGGCCAAGATCAAAACGCCTGAGTTTACCGTGAGTTTTCGGACGTCGACGCGCTTGGAGATCACGGACGTTGCCAAGGTGCCGCAGGAGTACTTCAAGCCGCGCACCGAGGACGACGTGCGCAAGGCCGACATCAAAAAGCAGCTGGTGGACACCGGCGAGGTGCTGCCGTGGTGCAGGCTGGTCGAGGGTAGGAGCTTGAGCATCAGGTAAGCGCGCTGGCAACACGTGCAAGTTATACACAAGTTATCCACAGGAGGAGCAACAAACATGAGCAAGGTGATCTGCATCATGGGCGAGAGCGGCAGCGGCAAGACGACCAGCTGCCGCAACCTCGACCCCGCAACAACTTACTACATCGACTGTGATCGCAAGGGCTTAAGCTGGCGCGGATGGCGCAGCCAGTACAATGCCGAGCGCAAAAATTATTTGCAAAGCAACGACAAGGATCTTGTGCAAACGGTGCTTTCCGGCATCGCGGAAAAGCGCCCCGCCATCAAGACCATTGTAGTGGATACTATCAACGGCATCATGGTGGGCGACGAGATGCGGCGTGTTAAAGACAAGGGCTACGACAAGTGGGTAGATCTCGCCTCTGCTGTTTGGGATCTGGTGGACGGCGCATACAGCTACCGCGATGATCTGACAATCATCTTCCTCGCCCACACCCAGACGGAGCGCGACGAGAGCGGCTATCAATGGACACGCATCAAAACTAACGGCAAAAAGCTCGACAAAATCGTGCTTGAGAGCAAGTTTTCCACGGTGCTACTTGCCAAGGCGACGCCGGAAGGGCGCTACATCCTTGAGACGCGCAGCAACAATTCCACCGCCAAGACGCCCATGGGGATGTTTGATGCGGCAGAGATCGACAACGACATCACGGCAGTGCTCAAGGCACTGGACGAGTACTAGAGCCCGCACTACTGCAGCAGCACGGCAAAACGACAAATTTTAGGAGGATACCAACATGATCAAAAAGCCTATCGGATACGACGACGCTCGGACCTACGACGGCACCGGCTCCTCGGAGCAGCCTACCCCCGGCGGACATTACTGCGTCATCAAGGGCGCGCGCGTGGAGATCAACCCCAATACACAGCAGCAGGTGCTCATCCTTGCGCTGGACATGGCACCCAACGATAAGCAGGCGGGGCTGTACGATCGCGCCTACAAGGCGCGTATGGCAAGCCCTTCCGCAAGCACCGAGATCAAGTGGCCTGGCACCTATCGCCAGGGCATCGACAATCCTAAGAGCGTGCCGTTTTTCAAAGGCATGATCTCCTCCATTGAGGAGAGTAACCCCGGCTACACTTGGGATTGGGACGAGCGCAGCCTTAAAGGCAAGACCTTCGGTGGTGTGTTTGGGCGCGAGGAGTTTTCCGGCACAGACGGCAAGCCGCATTGGAGCTGCAAGTGCGTGGCGGTGCGCAGCACAAAGAGCGTGATGGATGCGCCTGTGCCCGAGGATAAGCCGCTGGCTGGAGGCGGTACAGGATATGCACCGCACGCGCCCAGCGTGCAGATGACGCTCGATGATCCCAGCAGTCTGCCGTTTTAGGCGGTGACGCAGCGTGATCGACTATCAGAGGATCAAGGAGGCGGTAACGATGGAAGCAGCCCTTGCGGACTACTCCATCACGCCGGGGCGTGGCGGTTGGGCGATCTGCCCTATGCACAGTGATCGGCACCCATCGCTCAAGGTGTACAAGGATGGCTACTACTGCTTTGCGTGTGGCAGCGGTGGCGACGTGATCACGTTTGTGGCGCGTATGGAGCACGCAACCAACGCGCAAGCGGCGGCGATCCTTATGGCGCGGCATGGATTGAGTGCGCAGCCATCATACGAGGAGAGCCGCGCCGCAATCCAACGCCGCGAAGCGCTGGAGGCGCACAAGGCACTGGATCGCTGGGCAAGCGGCGCGCGTGACATTTTGTGCGCTGCCCGACGCGCCGAGGGTGGACGTTACTCGCAATGGGACTACTACCTGGATTGGCTGGAGGATGCGCCCGCAGAGATGCGGACGCATGGCGGAGAGGAAGTGATCAAGCGTGCCAAAGCAGCAGCAGGATGGGACGCCGGAGCTGACAATAAATAGCTTTGAGGAGCTGTGGATGCAAGATAACAACACGCGTGAGTTGACGGTTGAAACGATGCGCGAGGACTACACCAGCAGGGGCGGCAAGGAGTCGGAGTTTTATCGGATCATGCGCAACGCAGTGGCGCGCCGATCCCTTGCGATGCGCGCCACTAACACACACCTCACTATCTACAAGGATGCGCCGTTTCCGCCGCTCAGGGTAGGCGGATCATGGGTGTGCGATGATGGCGGCGTCCACCGCCAAGAGACTGATCCGCGCAGTGGTGTGGACTCGACTGTCTACGCCTGCCCGCACCCCATCGCGCCGGTGGCAGTGTTGCGCAATATCGATAGCGGCATGGAGCGCCTTAAAGTCGCCTACTGCAAAGATGGGCAGTGGCGCTATGTCACCGCCGACCGTGACAAGCTGGCGGACAAGGGCATGATCGTGCGTACTATCGCCAACAAGGGCGTCGAAGTCACCTCCGAAAATGCCCGCAACCTTGTAAGCGTACTAGCGGACATGGTGCAGCTCAACACCGATGCTGTTAAAACGCAGCGGAGCATTGGCCGCCTCGGCTGGATCAGCGGCGGCGAGAGTGGAGATGGCGGGAAAGACGGGAAAGACGGCGGGAATTTCGCGCCCTACTGCACGGACGTCGTGTACGACGGTAGCGACGCCTACGAGGCGATTTACAAGGCACTGGCACCATTAGGGCACATAGACGTTTGGAGGGCTACAATAGGCATTCTACGCCGTCAGAGCACGGTGTTCCGCATTGTGATGGGCGCGGCGTTCGCATCGCCTCTCCTGGAGTGCCTTAATGCACTGCCGTTTGTGCTCCACGTCTGGGGCGGCACAGGTGCAGGAAAGACGGTGGCGGGCATGTGCGCCATGAGCATCTACGGTAACCCCACAAAGGGCAAGCTCATGTGGAGCCTCAACAGCACCTACGCATTCTTCGGCGCGTCGGCGAGTTTCCTCCGCAACATCCCGATGTTTGCGGATGAGCTGGAGACGGTATCCACCGGCTATATGTCGCCGGATCGGCTTGTGATGTACTTGTGCGAGGGCATCGATCGTGGACGTGGATCCGCTGACGGCGGTACGCGCGAGACCAGGCAGTGGAGCAACGCATTTATTTTTACAGGCGAGCACCCGGTGTCCTCGGACGCCTCCGGCGGCGGCGTTAAAAACCGCCTGATCGAGATCAAACTATCGGATGGCGAAGTGCTCGTGCCGGAGGGCAACAAAATTGTAAGCATCATCCAACAAAACTACGGGCTCGCTGGGCAGCCATACATCGAGCACATCGCGGCGCAGGGCAAGTCGGCGCTGAATGAGCGCTATAACGCGCTACAAAAAGAGATCATGCAGCGCAAGGACACAACCGCAAAGCAAGCGCTGTCTATGGCGGCGATCATCTTGGGCGATCAACTGGCGTGCGAGAGCGTGCTTCAGGGCGAGCAACCGCTGACTGTGGACGATTGTTTGCCGTACCTGCAAACACTGGACGAGATCGATGTATCAAAGCGCGCCTACGACTGGGCGCTGGATTGGATTGCCTCCAGCACTGCGAGATTTACAAGCTACAACGAGGGAAACAGCGGCGAGGTATGGGGCAGGATCGACGGTGGGATCGCCACGATCAACCGCACAGTACTGGAGCGCGAGATGACTAAAGCGGGGCTGCCATATGGCGCAGTTGTATCCGCATGGGTATCTAGGGGCTGGATCATCAAAGCAAAAGACGGCAAAAGCACACACGTAACGAGCATGGGCTCGCGTGGCACAGTTGGCAGATACTATAAGTTGCGCACGGATGTGGGCGCCGCACAAGAGGAGCAGGAGGCGCTGCCATTCTGAGCGCGATAGAGCAGGCGCGGACGTACAGCGGAGACTGGGCGCAATTTGGTTTACACCGTTTACACCTCGTTTACACCTAAGGTGTAAACCAAAAAGCCCTATATTCAGGCATTAGTTACACCTGTTTACACGTTTACACCTATTTACACTATATCTCGTGTGAGAGATAAATTTTTAAAAACAAATAAACACACACACATGAATATATACGTCTACCCTCTCCAAAAAAGGTGTAAACGTGTAAACCAAATCAAAAACCCCTGAATTCAGGCAAAAATTAAGCGTTTTCGTTTACACCTCGGGTGAAAACGAGGTGTAAACAGACCTACGGAGGAGGTAAAAATGACAAATATTGTCCTCAGGCCCTATCAAAAGGAGTGCGTCGACCTGATCGCAGCACAGTCCAGCGGCAGTCATCTGGTGCAGATGGCAACCGGGCTGGGCAAGACGGTGACTTTTGCCAGCATCCCCAGGCAGGGGCGCGTGCTCCTACTCTCGCACCGAGAGGAGCTAGTTAATCAGCCCCGCAGATACTTTGATTGCTCTTATGGCGTAGAGCAGGGCAATCAGCACGCGCATGGTGAGGAGGTTGTATCTGCCAGCGTACAGAGCATCCGGCGAAGGTTGAATCGTTTTACATCAAACGAATTTGATACGATCATCGTAGACGAGGCGCATCATGCCGCTGCGAAATCATACGCCGACGTGCTGGAGCACTTCGAGCCGCGCATGGTGCTGGGCTTCACCGCCACGCCTTCCCGCGGTGACAGCGTGGGATTGCATCATGTGTTCGACGATATCCTCTTTTCCAGAGATCTAAAGTGGGGCATCGATCAAGGCTACCTTTGCAAGATCCATGCGCTGCGGGCGCACATCGGCTACGATCTGAGCGGGGTGCGCACTCACGCCGGAGACTATGCGCCGGGCGAGCTTAACGAGCGGATGCGCGGCACGGCAACGGCGATCGCGCAAGCATACAGGGATTACGCCAAGGGCGCAACGCTGATCTTTGCCACATCCGTAGAGCACGCCGAGGCGATCGCCGACGAGATCCCCGGCGCAGTAGTTGTAACCGGAGCTACAAAAAAACGCGCTGACATCATCAGGCGTTTCTCTGAGCGCGAGATCCCATGCTTGGTTAACTGCATGGTTTTCACGGAGGGCACGGACATCCCGCTGGTGGAGACGATCATCATCGCCCGCCCCACCAAGAGCAGCACGCTGTACGCGCAGATGGTCGGGCGCGGGCTGCGCCTCCACCCCGACAAGGACGAGCTGACCCTGATCGATTGCGTGGGCGTTACCTCGCGCAGCAGCAAGGTGCAGCTTTGCACCGCGCCGACTCTGATCGGGATTGATCCCGCTAAGATACCCGAGGCGCGGCAGGACGATTTGCAAGGCGATCTGCTGGAGATGCCCATGCTCGCAGAGGCAGCGATGGATTGCCCGGATGCATGGATAAAATCGGTGGAAGTCGTCGACCTTTGGGCGCGTGGCACTGGGTACGATACACACGGCGTTAACTATGTGCGCCTGCCCGATGGCGCTATGGTAGTGCAGCTCAAGGATAATCGGCGGATGCGCATCCCTCCAGCGGATCACCTCGGCATGGTGCGCTTGGGCGCCAACGACATGATCTCGATGCAACAGGCGCTTGATCGCGTTTATCTGGCACTCGTACAAAACTTCCCGGATCAGCGCGCGCTGTGGGATCTCAACATCGTTACCATGTGGGGCAACACGCCAGCAACGGAAAAGCAGATTAACATGATCCGCTGGAAGTGCAATGGGTACACACCACCCGCAGGCCTTAGCAAAATGCAAGCATCCGCAATTATCAATCACGTTATGGCGGGGAGGCAACACGCATGACGGAGGAGCAGCGCATACAAACGGCGCTTATCAAATGGACGCAACAGCCCGACGTGCGCAGTCGCTGGCCCGATCTCAAGCTGCTGTATCACGTACCCAATGAGAGGCGCTGCACGCCTCAACAAGGCGCGATGCTCAAAGCGATGGGTGTTAAGTCGGGCGTACCGGATCTCTGCCTCCCTGTGGCGCGTGGGGCGTATCACGGGCTTTATATCGAGCTCAAGAGCACCAGCAAGAGCGCGAGAGCATCCGAGGCGCAGATCTGGTGGATCGAGGAGCTACTGGCGCACGGTTACGCCGCTATAGTCTGCAAAGGCTTCGACGCGGCAGTAGAGGCACTCACAGCTTACATGGATTGGCGCAGGCCCTCTGCTGCTTCTTCATCCGCTGCTTCTTTATCTGCTGCTTCCTCATCCGCCGCTTCTTCATCCGCAGATCCGCAAGGAGGAACGCATGACAAAAGCAGAGTATAAGCAGGTGCTTGCAAGGATTGCCAAGGCGGAGTCGCTGCCCGCCGAAGTGCGCACAAAGTACTCAGCGCTGTACGACGATCTGTGCGCCCGGGCGCGGCAGTATGAGTTTGATCACAAACTATTTCCGCTGCGCATCGTGCACGACGACGGGCTGACACATCAGGTGATCAGCAAAGTGCTGCAGGCTACGGCGCAGATCCAAGCGGCGATCACGCCGGAGATGCAAGAAATGGCGGCGCGTGCGCTGGTGGACGCGCTGACCGTGGCGGCGCTGGCGACGTGGATGGAACCAGCGGGCGATGACCCGGAAAATCCGTTTAAGGAGGATGTTGAGCAATGACTGATGCAGAGCGCGCAGCCCTCAAGCGCCGCCTGTGGGACTGGGGCGATGCCCTCTCAGGCTGTGAGCGGCGCAGGGCGGAGATCAGACGCCTGCAGGCGCAGGCTGAGGATGCACAGAGCGTGTTGGGTGCGCAGGTGATCACAGGTATGCCGCATGGCTCAGGGGTAGGAGATCCCACCGCCCGATACGTCCTGATGCGAGACGATGCTACCGCACGGATCGCGGTGCTGACGGACGAGATCAACGCCATCATGGCGCGCAAGTCGAGGATGGACGCCGTCATTGCCCAACTGCCTGATCGCCTCCAGCGCCTGCTGTGGATGCGGTACGTCAGGGGCTGGACGATGACCATAAAAATACCACAGGAATTGCACGTCTCCGACCGCACCGTGGCTTATTGGCACGACAAAAGTTTGCGGACTATTGCGGACTTGTTGTGTTAGTCTATTAGTGTGAGCCTATGGGCATATGGCTCACGCGTCTCCTTTTGTCAAGGCGCGCGTCACGGCGCGCCTTATCTTTTGCCCGGAGGTACAGATGCCGAGAAAAAAGAGCAACACCTACGAGGAGTTTGTGGATAAGTTTAGGCCCAAGCTCACAACTGACGACTGTTACACGCCGCCGCTGGTATATGACGCTACCCGCGACTGGGCAGTGCAGGAGTACAGGCTTCAGGGGCGCGAGATCGTGCGTCCGTTTTATCCGGGCGGTGACTTTGAGCATTATGACTACCCTGTGGGCTGTGTTGTGATTGACAACCCGCCGTTTAGCATCCTTGCAAAGATCAAGCTGTTTTACGTCGAGCGCGGGATAGATTTTTTCCTGTTTGCGCCGAACCTGACCGCCTTATCGAGCTACAGCGACGGTGTGAATTATGTACTCACAAATGCAAACGTAATCTACGAAAACGGCGCAGACATCAAGACGAGTTTTGTTACCAGTCTGGGCGGCGATTATATCCGCACCGCGCCTGTCCTTGCGCGCGCCATTGACGCAGCAGCAAAGGAGACCGCCAAGCAGGGCAAAGCAGAGCTGCCGCTGTATTGCTATCCTGATTGCGTCATAAGCGCAGTGCGTATCAACAAGATTGCAAACAAAATTGATTTCCGTCTTGCACACAAGGACTGCCATTTCCTGCGAGCGCTTGCCTCGCAAAAGCGCGCCGGGAAAGCAATCTATGGCTCGGGCTATCTTATCTCAGAGCTCAAGGCGGCAGAGCTCAAGGCGGCAGGCGAGGTTATCGTCTGGGCGCTGTCGGACGAGGAGCGCGACATTGTCAAACATCTCGGCGTTTGATGCGCCTTATTATACCGGGGCGCAGTACGCAAGTTGGGTTCATAGCCCCGTCTCAGCCGGTGCAACTCTGGCTCCATGCTCTAGCCTATGGAGGAGGTGGCGCGCATGATCGCACTGCATACACCAGCGCAAACACAACCCGACGCCCTGACGGGTGCAGAGCTTCAGCGCGTGATTAGGCAGGCTGCGCACAAGCGGGGACTGGACTTCTATCGCTCCTATGCTTGGGCGCACAAACGCGCAGAAGTTTTAGCGATGGATCACAACGAGTGTGTGATGTGCCGGGCGCACGGCAAGCACTCACAAGCCAACACCGTGCATCATGTGTGGTATCTAAGCAAGCGCCCAGAGCTTGCCTTATCCATCTGGTACATTGGCACGGATGGTGTGCCCTATAGGCAGCTTGTATCCTTGTGCCATGATTGCCATGAGGAGCAGCACGCGCATCGCCATAGCACCAGTAAGCAAACGCTAACCGATGAGAGATGGTAACACGAAAAATTACACCCCCTATCACAAAAAAATCGTGTTTAAGAAGGGGACGGCTGAGCGGAGAGGATCAACGCCATCATGGCACGCAAGGGGGAGATGGACGCCGCTATCGCCTTGCTGCCAGATGCGCATCAACGTCTCCTGTGGATGCGTTACGTTCGGGGCTGGGCGGTCAGTACGCGCGTCCCGCAGATGCTCCATGCCGATCGGCGCACGATCTACCGCTGGCACGAGCAAGCTCTAGAAATGATGTCCCACAATGTCCCATTTGTTGGAGTATAATAATAGCATGGGGTTTGGATGGTTGCCATTCCCATGTGTACCTCCTGTGTCACTGGAGCGATCGTGAGACCGCTCCTTTATTTTGCCATTTACTCTGCCATTTATTCTGCCCTATGCGAGGTGATCCACAATGCTCAAGTCCTGCCCAAGATGTGGGCGCGTGCATGATACCAGGTACCCATGCAGTGCAGCGCGTAAGCCGTGGAAGCATGACACAGAGGAGAGTAGGCTGCGCAATGCAGCAGCATGGCGCAAGGCCAGTAAGGCAGCGCGCGAGCGTGATGGCGGACTGTGCCAGATGTGCTTGGCTGAGCATACGCTCACCTACGATGGCCTAGAGGTACATCACATCCAGCCATTGTCAGAGCGACCCGACCTCGCGTACGATATTGACAATCTAGTTACTCTATGCCGGCGGCATCACGAGATTGCCGAGCGCGAAGGATACCCCCGGAGGGTGTAGGCAGCGTTTTCTGAGGCGCCTGCA